AAGAGTACAATAACCTAGACGAGCAAGAGTTTAACACTTTGCTTATGAGTCCGGGTGTGGAGATTCTAGAGCATACACCCGAAGAAGGTTATCACGATGTAGTCATTACTCGCAAGGCTTATGTTGGTAGGGTAAAAATTGAGAACGTAGTACCTGATGAGTTCTTGATCTCTAGAGAATCTAAGACAATCGAAGATGCTAGATTTGTTTGTCATAGAATCAAGAAGACTTTATCTGAGTTGCGGGAGATGTATCCAGATGAAGACTTTGATCCTATGGAGTTGTCTGGTGGTCAATATGATTTTGATACTGCCATGTGGGGTGAGACAAGAGCGCGGTATTCATTTGATAACTCTGCTACTGATGGGTTCGGTGGTGATATTAATCTAGGTAATGAGGAAGCGTTAAAAGAATACTGGTTGCATGAAAGCTATCTGCGTACTGATTGGGATGGAGATGGCATTGCAGAACTAAGAAAGGTTTGCTCAGTAGGTAGTTACATTATCGAGAATGAACCTATTGATCGTATTCCTTTTGTTAGTATTACACCAGTAAAGATTCCTCATAAGTTCTTTGGCTTGTCTATTGCTGACTTGATTATGGACATTCAGTTAATCAAGTCTACATTGATGCGTAACCTGATGGACAATATGTACAACCAGAACTTTGGTAGGTACGCAGTCCTTGAGGGTCAAGCTAACTTAGATGATCTACTAACTCAGAGGCCAGGTGGGGTAGTTAGAGTTAAGAGTCCTAATGCAGTTACACCATTGGCTACTCCACAGCTAGAGCAATCATCCTTCGCTATGCTTGAGTACCTAGACAAGCTAAGAGAGTCTAGGAGTGGTGTGAACAAATACTCTCAGGGGTTGAATGAGAACGCCCTTACATCACACACTACAGCTACAGCGGTTGCCGCAACGATGACGGCAGCGCAGTCAAGAGTAGAACTTATCGCTAGATGTTTTGCAGAGACAGGTGTTAAAGAGTTGATGCGTAATATCTATGAGTTAGTTCTAAAGAACCAAGATCACCAACGGGTTATCATGTTAAGGAACGAGTGGGTTCCTGTTCGTCCTGATATGTGGAAAGATAAGTATGACTGCACAGTGTCCGTTGGTATCGGTAGTGGCAATAAAGATCAACAGCTTATGCATCTAACTACTATGTTGGGGTTTGCTGGTGATGCTATGCGTGGTGGGTTGAAGATTGTCAGTGAAAAGAATATGTACAACATGGGTGCCGCTCTTATAAAGAACATGGGCTTCCAGAATGTAGATGACTTCTTAACTGATCCTGATAGTGTACCACCAGAACCAGATATGGCACAACAGTTAGAGCAGCAAGAGATGCAGCTTAAACAAAAAGAACTTGAAATCAAAGCGGCTGACGTTCAGATAAAGCAGATGAGACTGCAGAAGGACGCAGCAGCAGATAATGTTGACGCAAAGCTAAAGATGGCAGAGCTTGCCCTTGAAGCTCAACAGGGAAGACCTGTAGCTATAGGTTAGTCATGCCTTTCAAAAGTAAAAAACAAAAAGCATACTTAGCGATTAACCATCCTAAGGTGCATAAGAAATGGTCAAAGAAGTACGGAAAGAAAATTAAAACTACTAAAGGTAAAACTAAAAAAGCTTAAATGGCGACAATTGAAGAAGAGCGTGCTAATAGACTTCTTAACGATCCGATCTTCAAAGAAACATTAGACACGCTAGAAGAAGAATTAAAAACAACGTGGTACAATTCAGGTATCACGGAAACCGAAGCCAGAGAACATTGCTGGCTCTCTTTAAGACTCCTTGCAAGGATTCGCACACATATAGCCTCTATTGTGGAAACAGGGGAAATTGCGCGGAAAATCAAGGAATATCATATATAGGAGATTGTAAAAATGGCGGACACGCAACCAGCCCCGCAAGAGGAAGTATCCTCTAAAGCGCTTCCGGGAAGTTTAGCGGAAGCAGAAGAAGCACTTCTAAGGATGATGAACCCTCCACCGGAGGATAATGAAGAGTCCGAAGAAGAACAAGCATCAGAGGAAGTAACCGATGATGGACCAGAAGCTTCTGATAACCGACAATCATCTGATGACACCGAAGCGGAAGAAGAAGATGATGAAGAGGAAGAAGAAGAGACTGAAGAATCACCTGAAGAAGAAGAGGCTGATGACGAGTCGGAAACCGAAACCGTCTATACTGTCAGAGTTGATGGTAGGGATGTTGAGGTCACTGAAGACGAACTCATTAAGGGCTACTCTCGACAGGCAGATTACACTAAGAAAACTCAAGAGTTAGCTGAATATCGAAAACAAATGGATACAGCTGTGCAACAAGCACAGTATGAAATCCAACAGACTCAGCAAGCTAGAGCGCAGTATGTAGATGCCGTTGAAGCGGCAATCTCTTCAAACTATGCACACCTCCAGCAGTTCCAGAATGTAGATTGGGAACGCTTAAAAACTGAGGACAGAGAAGAGTATTTGACCAAGCGTGATGATTATAGACAAGCGCAAGAGCAAATAACGGAACTCCAGAATCAGCATAAGGCTGCTGCCGAACAACAGCAAGCTGAAATGGCGGAGCAGCATAGACGGATGTGGATGGAGGAACATCAGAAGATGTCTCAAATCCTGCCAGAGTGGAGAGATGATGAAAAGCGTATGGCAATCTCCAAAGCTATTGGAGAATACGCCGTTGGACAAGGGTATACTAAAGAAGAATTAGATACCTTGGTGGATCACCGTTCAATTCTTATGCTAATGAAAGCCAAGGCTTACGATGATATTCAAAAGAAACAACGTACAGTTCGATCTAAGAAAGTCAAGAATAAACCTAAGGTTGTTCGATCAAAGGCAAAGCAAGAGAAGGCTCCCTCCAAAGCGCGTAAGCGTACTGCACAAATGAAGCGCCTACGAGAAACCGGCAAAGTCGATGACGCTGCCGAGGTCTTGTTTGGCATGATGCAATAACTTCTTTTGGAGAAATAATAATGGCAATCGCTAGTAACACGTCACTAACTTATAGTTCTGTGGCTATTAGAGAGGATTTGTCTGATGTAATTTATAATATCTCCCCGATGGATACACCTTTTATGTCTGGTTGTGGTAAAGAAAAAGCTGATAATACTTATTTTCAGTGGCAAACAGATTCGATTGGTGCTGGTTCTGCTAACCGCGTTATAGAGGGTGATAACGACCCTGCTGCGGTAGCTCGATCTCTTCCAACTAAAGTGGGGAATTATTGTCAGATAAGTAGATACGTGGTGCAGACCTCTGGCACCGATGACTCTGTTGACTACGCTGGACATGGAAAGCATCAAGCTTACCGTTTGGCAAAGCGTGGTAAGCAGATGAAGCGTGATATGGAATTCATGTTTACGCAAAATATCGCACAGGTTGCGGGTAATGCAACTCTTTCCCGCGCAAGTGCTGGTATTCCTGCGTGGCTTCTAACTAACTATGTTTCTATGGGCGGTTCTGGGCCTGCTGGTGCTGGTCCTGTCGGTGGTAACGGTACTGCGGCAGCAACTGATGCTGGCGGAGTAGTTAGTATTACAGAAGCTGGGATGAAGAGTGTTATCAAGTCTTGTTATGAGAATGGTGGCAATCCCGACACGATCCTTTGCAAACCTGACATTAAGCAGGCTATTTCTGGGTTGTCTAGTCTTGGTGTTACTACACTGAATACTGACCTTAACTCTCCTAAACCGGGTTTTGCGGTTGGTGCAGTTGATGTCTATGTTTCAGACTTTGGTAACTTTAAGATTCTCCCTGATAGGAATCAGAATAGATCACGCGATGTATTCTTCCTTGATATGGACTTCTGGGCAATCGCATGGCTGAGAGATATGCACACGATTGATTTGGCGAAAACAGGCGACTCAACCAAACAGATGCTAATTGGTGAGTATGGCTTGGTTTCAAAGAATGAAGCTGCTAGTGGTGTTCTTTCTAACTGTGATGTCTAAGTAGGTAGTTAGGGGGTGGGGAAACTCACCCCCTTTATCTAAGGGTAATTATGAAAATTGTCGATAAAGAGCTTGAGAAGATAGCTAAGAAGATGCTTGTTGGTAAGCCAGAGAAGCCAAAGAAGGAAGCAAAGAAGGTGCGTAAGTCAAATAAACAATGGCTTGAAGAAGGTGCTAAAGAAGGTAGAGGCGCTGACTTTGGTGGAGTGAAAATATATCATGTCTAAATACTTGCTTGATGATAATGGTGTAACCAAAACAGAGATGTGGTTTGATGACTTTGATAACAGCTTTAGATTTGTTGAGACTCAAGATGTTTCACGCATATTAGACGAGAACAAGCGTAAGTTTAATGACTATGGTGATTATCTTTCCACGGGGAAGAGAGGGGGCTGGCATCATACGCACTCTATACCACCTCCCATTTACCAGAAATGGAAAGAAGAAACAAAAGTTCCAGATGGAAAAGGTGGCTGGTTATACATGGTAGAACAAGACCCTAAAGTTCTTGCGTCTTACCTCAATGATCCTGACTATGCAAAATTTAGAACATCTAACACAAAATTATAGGTAATTCAATGTCTTATTCAAATATTAACAGCAATGTATTTCGTCCGGGTGTGACGCATACACTAGCTGCTACCACAACCAGTGGCACTACTCGTACTAGCGCCTTCACAACTCAGGTAAATCAAGTGATGGTTACTGTAACGGCTGCTTGCTTTGTTGAGTTTGGCGGAACACCAACAGCGTTAGTTGCATCATCAGTATATCTTGCTGCCGGTACACCGTACATCTTCTCTGTGAGCGAAGCTAATAAGGCCGCTGCTATTACTAGCACTGGTACCGCTTCTGTATACGTCACTGAACTAAGTAGATAATGGCTCTTTCAACCTTCTCTGAATTAAAGACAGAGATTGCCGATTACTGTGATCGTAGCGATTTAACCTCGCAGATTCCTACGTTTATAAAACTTGCCGAAGCGCGTATGAACCGCTCTTTGCGGGTTCGGCTAATGGAAAGCGTAAAGTTAATATCTACTGTTGGTGATAGCAAAAGGTATCCCTTACCATCTGATTATCTACAGCTAAGAACTATACAGTATGATAACAGTAAAATAGCTTCAAGCACATTAGATGGTGGCATTACCGATTCTGAAACCGCAATAACGTTGGCATCTGCTAGTGGTTTTACTTCTAGTGGAACTATATTAATAGGCTCTGAGCAAATTACATATTCTGGAATCTCGACTAATACTTTAACTGGTTGTGTTAGAGAGGTTAATGGAACTACAAAAGCCGCACATAACTCAGGCGATACTGTAGTAGAGATATATACTGTATTTACTGATGGCAGTATTTCAACAGGTGTTACAAGAGTTAGACCTCTTAATTATGTTTCACCACAACTATTAACAAGATTGAGCGCTGGTAGCACATCTGGACTGCCAGAGATGTATACTATGAGGGCTGGGTATCTTTTAATTGGACCTGTACCTTCAGGAGTATATACTATTGAAATAGATTATTACGCTAAGATTGCAGAATTATCTGATGCGGCACCGACCAATACAATGCTTACAAACAATCCAGATGTATATCTTTATGGTTCGCTATTGGAAGCAGAGCCTTTCTTAATGAATGATGCAAGAGTTCCATTATGGGCAAATGCGTTTAGGCAAGCTATACAAGACCTTCAACTGCAAGATGATAAAGACACTCACTCAGGTAATGAGATGAGAGTTATGAACACGGGTGGTTACTACTAGGAGTAAATTATGGGTTTAGAGACTGGCAATTTTGTTAGCAACTTAGATAGGCAATGGCCTCTATCTTCTGATATGGTATCAGAGGGTGATAACCATCTGCAACTAATAAAACGTGCATTACAGTATTCATTCCCAATGGGCAAGGATACTTCTACTGTAACCTCAGTAGGACCAGATCAAGCTGTTCAGGTTATCATAGCTAAAGCAACAGAGCCTACTATCGATACATCTGCAAGCGGTCATGCTGATAGAGCGATGGGAATGGTATGGCTAGATACGACAGATAATCTAGTTAAGATTCGCAACCAAGCCAACTCAAATTGGATTACATTACCGTTTGATCCTGAAGTAAGCAGTAAGATTGTAGCCTCTGCTGGTACACTAGACGGTGTAGTGATTGGTGGTACAACCGCTGCAGCAGTCAAAGGAACGACACTTGAGGGAACAACAAGCTTAAAGCTTGCTACAGGCGCTACAGTAACAGGTATCGATAATGGCGCATTAGGGTCAAGCGCAACCTTACTAGCTACTCAGGGCGCTGTTAAGACGTATGTAGACGCTCAAGTAACTGCTGCTGACCTAGACTTTACTGATGACGCTGCTACCGCTGGACTAAGCGTTGATCTAGATAGTCAAACCTTTACTATAGCTGGCGGTTCTGGACTAACTACATCAGGCGCAGGGCAAACGCTGACTGTAGCTGGCGAAGACGCAACTACTTCAGCTAAAGGCGTAGCGTCATTTGACTCTAATCATTTCTCTGTATCAAGTGGAGCGGTATCAATAGCTGCTGATTCTATTGATGACACCTTGATTGACTTTGGTACTGGAACCAATCAAGTTAGCACGGCAGATGTTCCAGAGGAAACAAACCTTTACTACACAAATGCTAGAGCAGATGCAAGAATAGGGTTAGCGAATATTGATGATCTAGCTAATGTTAATATTGTTTCTATAGCAGACGATCAGGTTTTACGTTATGACTCTGGAACGAGTAAGTGGGAGAATGTAACATCTGTTACTCCTGACCAACTAACAACGAAAGGCGATTTACTAGCCTATAACTCAGGCATATCCCCGGCTGCGGAAGAGCGTTACCCAATGCCAGCATCGTCGGATGGCAAGGTTTTGACGGCTGACTCTACTAAAGAGTTTGGTTTTGAATGGCAGGATTTGGTAGACAATAGCGCAGCAATGGCACTGGCACTAGGAGGCTAGTATGGCAAATACTTTTACAAACGCAGGGGTGGCAGTTGGAACGGGTGCGACCACAATTTATCAAGTGCCAATCGGACAGGATTCTGCCGTTGTTCACTCGATCTTTTTGGCTAATATAGACGGCACTAATTCCGCAAACGTGGATATTGAAGTCTCAACAGATGGTGCTGGACTGACTGGATTCTTCTATGTGGGTAAAACATTACCTGTTCCTGCGGATTCTACTTTAGTGTTGGATAAGCCAATCAATCTTAGAAACTCAAACGCAGCTTCGGTTGGCGATCTAATTAGATGCACTGCATCAGATACGCTTGATATCCAGGCATTTTGCTCAGTTCTTGAGATTACCTAATGGCTTACTTAGGAAACGAACAACTTAAATCTTCTGAGATAAGGAAGAGTACACCTGTCACCGCAAGCGGTGGTGAGTCTACTCACTCTCTAGGATTTACTGCACCATCTGCTCAAGCCGTGATGTTCTACATCAACGGTGTAAAGCAAAACACGGATACTTATTCAGTAAGCGGGACTACTCTTACGTTAGCGGGTGGTGCTACTTTAGCTACTGGTGATGTTGTTCAGGCTATCGGTATCAATGATATCGGTACGTCTATTACTGTTGCGCCTAACAGTATTGGAACCAACGAACTAGCAGCAACGGGAACCCCAACAAGTTCCAAGTATCTAAACGGAAGTATGGTGTGGTCTGAGGTGACTGTAGGTGCATTGACAGCAGCCAACTCATTCTTTAAGAACTGGACTACTGTATCGTCTAGTCAAGTTAGCACGATTGCTGCGAGTGAAAATGCCGCGATCATCGGACCAATCAGCGTATCAGGTGCCTCTACGGTTTGGGAAATCGCTGGCGAATTAAATATCCTTTAGGAGTTAAACATGGCAAGTAAAATTTTAGTAGACGAACTGGCACCGCAATCACACGCGACAGACGTTACGATTACGACAGGTAAAAAGATTGCTGGCGCAAATACCCAATACAAAGTCACTGGTGGGGCGTCAGGACAGGTACTAACCAACGATGGTTCAGATGGTTTATCATGGTCTGCGGCTGGAAGCACGGTAAAGCGCGCATGTCTTGTTGACCAAAAAACAGCAGGAACAGATGGCGGAACATTTACTTCTGGATCTTGGCAACAGAGAGATTTGCAGACAGCATATTATGATGACATAACTATTACGTTTGGCACGAATACGTTTATTTTGCCAGCAGGCACATTTTATATAGACTGGAGTTGTCCAGCGTTTGCTGTAGAGAACCACCAAACTAGACTTTATAATATTACGTCAGCAGGGGTGGTTCAGGCAGGAAGTGCTGCGCAGTGCAAACTCTCAACAGCTTGGGCGGCGACAAGATCAGAGGGTAGTACAAAGATCACCGTGGGTACTTCTACAACATTCAAGATTGAACATCGTTGTAGTTCAACTTTTGCTACTGAAGGTTTAGGGCGAAAGTGTAACTTCGGTGAGCCAGAAGTTTACACCATTGTGAATATTATGCAGATTGCTTGATGGATATCCATCTTTGCCTTGAACGGTTGGGATTGTCGCACAATTCCTACACGTTGACCAGTTCTGTCCCGCCACACTCAATAGCGGAGTGGCGCGGCCCTGACCCACGCCCGACAGAAGAAGAACTAGCAGAGGTATGGGCAATCATTGCGGCAGAAGATGCTCCGCCGACGTACGATGAATTGTTCGCATCTGCGAAAACTAAAATGCTCGACTTGGGTTTTACCGAAGACGAATTACTACGGGTATTTAACATATAATGGCTACTACTAAAATTCGATCATCGTCTATAACAGATGGACAAGTAGCAAACGCTGACCTGTCTCCTACTATAGGTGTAACTGGCGATCAGATTGCTGATAACGCTGTAACCCTAGCTAAGATGGCGGGCGGTACAGATGGGAATCTGATTACCTACGACGCAAGCGGTGATCCAGCTTATGTTGCTACAGGAACAGCTACTCATGTATTGACTTCTAATGGCGCTGGTGCTGCACCAACTTTTCAAGCAGCCGCTAGTGGTGGTGGAACTGTAGGAGTGCAAGTTTACGATTCAACATCATCTCCTTATACATGGACTAAATCAACAAGGGAGTCTGCAATTGGCAAGACAATCAACCGTGTTCTAGTCGAGGTTCAAGCTAGTGGCGGCGGAGGTGGAAGCACTGTTAACGGTTGGGGTGGCGGCGGCGGAGGTGCTGGCGGTTACTCTATGAAACTTATTGATGTTTCTTCGATTACAACTTCTACTGTCACTGTTGGTTCTGGTGTCGCTGCTGCGACAGGAGGTAATGCGTCTTCATGGGCTGATGGGACAAATACAGTTAGCGCCACAGGAGGAGCAAAGGGAGAAAACGGTGAAAACCCCGGTTACGGCAACGGGGGTGGTGGTGGAAGCGGAAGTGGTGGTGACTTGGATGTTGAGGGAATGAACGGTAACGAGGGTTTGGGTAACGCTCAAAATGGCGGTGCTTCGTATTTTTCTGGGTCTAAATTTACCACAACAGGCGCTGCACAAGCTGCATCATCCGATAACTATGGCCATGGTGGTTATGGTGGAGCTACTTCCGCCGGTGGGTTGGTTGTAGTATGGGAGATAAACTGATGATTGACTACAAGAACGAAAAGTGGGTTGGTCTAATTGAGTTAGGATTTGTTCCGAATGATGATTTTCTCTTGATGGAGAACAATACTGGTTCGTGGATAGAGGAATGGCAATCTTCTAAACCACAACCAACCGACGCAGAAATTCAAGCAGCGTATGACGCTGCTCAATACAAACGTGAGCGCAAAGCAGAATACCCGTCAGTAGATGAACTGGTAGTCGCTCTCTGGGAGGGTGTGGTAGAAGAACGAATGGCAGCAGTCACTAAACTAGAGGCGAAACGACAGGCTGTCAAATTTAAATATCCCAAGTGAGTTTTATCGTTGGGGTAGCGCGAGTAGCGCATTGGTTTTTAATACCGTTTTTAGTGGTATGGATGGCGATAGCACCGAACGACATGCTGCCTCAGTGTCTATCAGACGCTAAGGCGCACATAGCAGAACAATTTAGAGGATCGTATTTTGGCACTAACTAAAGTAGGTTTAGATTTGATCGATGCGTCAGGTAAAGCTGACGACAAGTACTTAAAAGGTGATGGTACTTGGGGCACTATAGCCTCGACTGACACCACAGGCATCGAAGATGATATCGCCCTCTTAGGTTTCAAGGTAGCATTAAATGGATCCATGGCTAAATATAACTTAGTGAACCAGACAGAGGACGCTTTCTACGACGCTACAGGTATTGATGCTGGTGACTCAACTAACGCTACATGGAATGCTGCTAAATATGTCTCTGGGACATCTGGTGGTTCTGTTACTGCGACTGGTGGGACAATCACTACAGACGAAGCTGGCGCTTATACCATCCATTCGTTCAACAACGCGTCAAGCCCTAAAACCTTCACTACTGATACAGCACAAGATGTAGAAATCCTACTAATTGGCGGTGGTGGAGCGGGTAGTAACGATTACGGTGGAGGAGGTGGCGCTGGTGGTGTTATAGCG